TGCATCAGTCCACCCCTGGAACACAATAAATGTGTCTTTGGGGATCATATCACGAATTTCTTCAGGCTTTAAGCCCGCTACGATGCCGTTGGCAATCATGCCTCTGACATCAAGTCTTCGGGGGGGTGGGCCTCTTCTGTCTTTTTTTTTGCGGCGTCTTCCATTGCGTCTGGCATAAATGCAGTTCCCACGGCAGCTTGCGCTATTGCGTAGAGCCTGAGTAGATCAGCAGGAGTGCAGCGATTGATGATTTCATCAGCCTCATGGTCTTTCTTTCCGCCGCCGACAAGCGCCAAGGCAATCAGATTCCGGACTTCCCGGCTGCTAGGCTTCTTGCCGCCTGAGAAGAAACCATCCCATAATTCAAAGATGCCACAATGCTTGTCCTCGAACCGCTCAATCTCACGATTGCGCAGCAAGAAAACGTGAGAGGCATCGCCAAGATATTCGACGATGCCCCCACGCGGCGCTTCAGCGGTGATTGTCATCACGCAGCCGTGAACGTGACCGCCCCGGTACTTTCAAGGCTGATGCTGTAGGTCACACCGCCTTCAGTCTCGCCGCCGAACTCGACGGAAGCGATGCGGAATTCGCCCGCATAGGTGCCGAAGTCTGGAACAACAATCTCAAAGCTGCATTGATTATCAGCCGCCATGACAATCGTATTCATGCGCGCTTCTGCTGTGCTGTCCTCAAAGAAGCCGTCTCCCGAAACAGACACGTTTTTCAGACCATTAAGCGTCTCAGTCCAAAGCGCGCCTTCCGGCGACGTGCAGTCCGGCGTGGTGACATCAATCGACGAGTTGTTGATTGTGAGAGATTTAGAGTTCAGCCCGCAAAGATTGCTGAAGACTTCCGGGTCTGCGCCATCGCCAATCTTAACAAGCAGGGCGCGTCCAAGTTGTTTAGCCATGATCGGCCTCCATAGTGCTGCGCTTGCCCAGGGCGCGGGAGTTTAGGCGTTTTGCTCAAGCATTGCTTGAAGCGCGATTACAGCCGTGTAGCCACGGCCTTCGGGGTCTCTTGTGACAGAATAGTTCTCGAAAATCAATTCAACGAGCGTGTGACCTGTCACCGTCACGGCGGCCTCTTGGCGATGCAGCGCAGCCTTGATGGCCTCTGCGACTTGCGATGCCTCTACTCTACCAGATGCGCTGCGCGAATGACATTCAAACGTGACTGTTACCAACGATCCCTCTATGGTGTCGGTGTCAAACGCAAGCGGCTCAATGGCCAGAAACCTCACATAAGGGAATGTGGGCGTCTGTGGCGGCTCATCATAAACGCGAGTGCTGACCAGTGCAGTCACATCAGAGTTGGCCACCAGAGCCGCCCGCAGGCCCGCCTGAAGCGCCAAAGCAAAGCCATCAGCCATTCAGCGCCTCTTTGATTGCTTTCCTAATCTGACGCTGCACCGCACGCTTATGGCGTGGACCGACAATAGCCTTGACCTGCGCACGGATATTGTAGGCAATCGCTGCGTTATTCCAGCCGTAGTTGATCGAAGCTGCGGCCAGGCCGTCATCTGCGGAGCCATCATAGAAATTGATGAATCCGAATATCTCGCCTTTTTCGCCAGATTTGAAACTGCCGTTGATGCCGTTTTTGAAATCACCAGTCAGTACTGGTGCCAACGCTTTTCCTTTGTTGACGCCAGTCTTGACCGTGCGCTGGATTGACTTTTTCAAGCCGGATTGCACCTCAACCGGCAAATCGTCTAATTGGCGCAGCAGCTTTTTCACGCCTTCGATTTTCATGCCGCCACCCCGCGCTCTAGCTTGAACTCAAGGATGGTGTTTTTGCGGTCGATCTGCACAAGCCCCTTGATGGCCCACGTCACGCCTCGGATCACTACGCGGTCGGCTGTGGTCACGCCTTGCGTGGTGCTGTCGCTGCGCACCCGCATGGTGGCCATGCCGGTGTTAAACATCGCGCCGCCTTCGATGGCCTCCTTGCCTGTCGTTTCGCGCATATCCGCCCACCGCGTGGCCAGCGACGACCACCCGGTATAGACGTTGCCGTAGCTGTCAACGCTGCCCTCGGACAGCCGCTGGAACTCGGCGCGCTCACGATATTGACCAGCCTTAACCATACCAGCAGCGCCTGTGCATATCGGTCAGCATGTCGAAGCCGTATGGAATGTTGCTCAATTCATCCATCACGGTATTCTCGCGGTGGTCATACCAATGACCGACCAGAAGCATGAGCGCGTGGCGCAGCGTGTCCGGGATGTCGCTGGTCGCCTCGCCATAGCCGATTGTGTATTCAATTCGGATCGCGTCCGAACGATCCTGCGTGACCGGCCAATCAAATCCCTCAGCGGGTTCTACATAAGACGCGAACGATGTTCCGGTCACTTGATAGTTGCCAAGCGTGTCGGTCTGTAGATTGCCGTCTGTGTCGTAATATTTGACCGCGTTCACCTGAATGACCGGACCCAAGATTAGCTTCACGCTTTGCGGCGGCGTGCTGTCGATCCACTGTCCCCATTTCTGCGAAATCATCGCATGGCCGAGCGCGCCCTGGACATCGGTATAGGCAACCGCCACGTCAATCAGCCGCGTCAACAGCGTGTCATCGTCGCTATGCTCAACGCGCAACTGCGCCTTCACTTCCGCCAAGGTGATCGGCGTAGTGGCAGGCGCGTCAATCAGTTCAAGCGCGTCGTGGCATGGCAGCGGCTTGACCATTGCTTACTCATCCTTGACAGCACGGCGCATTGCGCGGGTTTTTACAGCACGCTCTGGCTTTTCAGTCTCAATCGGCTCGGCAATGCCAGCCTGAATGAAGCGCACCGCTTCGGCCTCATTGCAGTCAATCACATCGCCCTCATTGTGCGAAAAGTTGATGCCAGCCATCGAAGTCAGAAGTTTAACCTTGGGCATGTTGTCTCCTTTCAGATCAACTTAGTGAGTGGGGCGAGATAACCCGCCCCACCTAGAAGCTGACCTTTACGATGCCGCAGTGATCAGGTGCTTGATCGCCGCCGTGTTGGTCAACACGCCATCGAAGCGGATGTAGCCCAAGATGCCAAAGTCGGGAGCGAAGCGCTCGCGCGCGACGTAGAGCGACGGAGCGCCCACCTTCCGAACGTAGAACTTCGACATATCACCGAACAGCATGACCTTCTTGGCGGCTGCAAGGCTGTCCATCGCCTGGTTCACGACCACGTTGTAGCCCAGCAGGTTTTGCGGAATACCGGCCTGATAGTTGCCCATCTGCCAGAGGTAATTGCCGTCGCCGTCCTTCAACTTGCGAACGGCAGCGAGCGTGCTGTCGTTCATCATGATGGCGGTGCTGGGTGCGGTGCGGTAAGCCGGATCAACCGAATGGATCAGGTCAATGATCTCATCGGCAGTCACAGCGGCGGTCGCGGCTGCGGTCTTGCCCGCTGCCGAGTTGGTTACGATGCCCTCAACATCCGACGAACCGGAGCCGGTGGTCAGCTTGCTATTTGCGATGCGACCGAGGCGCTCGCCCAGAAGCTCGCCCAGCAGGCTTTCCATGTTCAGGATGCTGTCAGCATTGAGTTCCGCCGACCAACGGACCCACTCCGAGTCGAACGCGAACGCGCCCAGCGACTTCTGACCGAAAGTCACGTCCTTGCCGCCGTCATCGGTCGGCTGCGTGCCTTCCGTGTGCGCCTCGGCAGTGACTGCGGTGTCATCAACAGTCGGAATGTTGAACGTGCGGCCATCCGCCGAGTTGATGACGGTGAAGAACTGGTCGCCATACATCGGGCCGGTTGCGATCATCGCCTTCTCGATGAAGGTCGCCAACTCGGTCGGGACCGTGAAGCCGCCTGCCGAATTGGTGCCACCAGTCTGAACGCGATGCTCTTTCAGAACATTGCGAACCTCGGCGTCAACGTAGCCCTCGCCACCGGCAGCGATCATCTCAGCGAACGCGGCGCGGTAGTCCATTTGAAAGCCCGAATCAACGGCGGGAGCCGAACCCACCTCGCCCATCGGGCGGCGCGAGTAATCAACGCTCTCAGCGGCACGCACAGCCGCCTCGGCGCGTTCCAGGCGCTCAACCTTTGCGGCCAGATTGTCATGCTCGCCCATCATCGCATCGAACTCACGTTCGATCTCTGCGGCACGATCTTCGGGGGTGTTGTCGGTCACTTCCGACAGTTTGGAGCGGGCCTCGGTGGCGATGTTCGCCATCTTCTCCCGCAGGGTCTTAATATCAGCCATTTTAGGCCTCCATCTAAGGGAACTGGTCTGTCATCACGACGATCAGTCCGAGCGCTTGCCCAAGGCGCGGACAGGGCGAAACAGCGGGAGAAACCGCTGCTATTCGGTTAGCCTCGCTTTCATGCGCAACCGGCGCGCGGCTTGGCTTTTCTGTTGCTCGTCGCGGTATTTCTGCAACGAGCGCAATCCGATCTCTGTTCCATCGTATGCCGGGGTCGTCACAATGGCCACGTCAAACAGTTGCAAATCCTCAATCATGCGCTTCGGCATGTCGCCGCTATCATCCCAAGATTGGCGCGTCGGAATGAATGCGAAAGACATCTTGTCGAGATCGCCGCGCTTCATTTTGGGAACAATCGCGCGCACGTCTGGATCGCTCGGATCAAGTTCGCTCTCAATATATAGGCCGCGCTCGTCTTGTGTGAGGCGAAGCGTGCCGGATCGCGTTCGCGCGAGCGGAAGGCCGTCGTGATTGACCAGCAAAACAACATCATCGCCGCGATCTAGCGCGGACGTGAATGCGCCAGGCGCAATCGTCTCGGTGAAGTAGCCGCCAATGTTGGTCTCCTGGTTGAAGACCGCAGCATAGCCAGCAACCCGGATCGGGCCATTGTCTTCTTGCCGCAATTCAACCGGCTCGCTCAGAGCGCGGATTTCAGCTTGAGCCATCTTCGGGGCCTCCAGTTTCTGCGGCAACGATACCACAGATGCGCGGCTGTCGTCTATTGGTGCCGCTGGTTCAAAAAGAAGCGGTTCGAAATCATTGCTTTCCAGCCATTCGCGGGCCTGATCTTCGGTGAAGAAATCAATTTTGAAACGGATGCTTTGAACCTGCGCCTCGCCATCAGTGATGCCATAGACGAAATCAACGCCTTGCCCACCCTCGCCGTTTACACGCCGGAAACTGTCAAAGCCTTCTGGATCGCGAATGCGAGCGGCATGTTCGCCCTCATATGGCCGCGTCTCGGTTCGATCCTCATCATCCTGCGCCACAAGCCGCGCGGCCCACGATTGCCCTGCATCGCCACCCCAGAGCGCCCAGGCGATGCGGCCAGCGCTCGGGTAGCCATCTTCGCCGGGACGAAAGCCCTCGGCGTCCTTGTCCACTTCATGCCGCGCGAAATAGCTATTCATGCGGCGCACAGTGTCCATCGAAAGATCGCGTTTGTTGGCAATATCACGCGCTCGCGCAACGCCGACCTGCGTCCCGCCGCGACCGTATTCCCGCCGCCATTCAAGGCCGCGCTCGGCCTCTTCTGCCATCGCGTCATTCGGAATCGGCATTCAAGTCCATCTCCATCTGACCGCCCATCGGGACCGTCGCGCCTTGGATCATCAGGCTGTCGCCCTCTGGCCGAGGGGCGAGGTTCTCAATGTCGCGCACCTCATTAGGCGTGCGAATACCGTTCTGGATGGACGCCGCGTGCGCCTCCATGCGGGTTTTGAAGTCACCGCGCAGAAGGCCGTCAACATTGAACTCAACATAGTTGCGGCTGGTGCGCGGGAATAGCTTTAGGTTTAACTCATGCTCGAATTGCTCAATCCATCGCTTCAGCGTGTGTTTGACGAAATGCAAATCCTGTTGCTCGGTGTTCGCATAGGTGCCATGCGTCAGGTCTTGCAGGAATACCGGCGGCAGGCTGTAGATGCGCGCGATCTGTTCAATGCTAAAACGCTGCAATTCGATGAGTTGCATTTGCTCCGGGTTGAAGCCGACAGGCTTGAGTTCATGCCCCATTGGGATCGCCATAACCGGCTTTCCTTCGCGCGCCAGCTTGAGGGTTGTGTTCGCCACGTCGGTTGATGCGCGAGCCGCAGCCGCGCCAGATTGGAACGGCCCTTGAAGCGTCATCGGGGGGATGCCGCCAGACTGGAACGCCTTCGAACCGTATTTTGTCGCCGCGATGGCAAGCCCGATGGCGTCCTTGTTT